AGCACTGCAGACAAACAAAACGGCAAAAGCGATGGGCGAACATTTGGCCCAAAGTTTGACAGTGGACAAATTTGTGTCCCTGCAAAACGGAGATTTGATTTCTCAGTTCTTTGGCCGAGACCCAACAGCCCCCTTGTCCCCCGTTCATTCCTATGCGTCCAAAGTGATTCAACAACTTCAACTCGAAGAAGAAAATGGTGTGGAACTGGTGCAACGCATTTTGCAATCGTTTGAAAATTTCAAAGCGTTTTTGAGGGACCCCGAGTCACACATTGACTTTACCTACATATGGGACTTGGTTTGCACCCCTTCCAAAAAATTGTTCCCCACCGGCATTAATCTCATCCTTCTCGAAATCCACGACCAGCAAGTTCACATTGTCTGTCCACCCAACCATTACACCGCATCTTTTTTTTACCCCAATCGACCCAGTCTTCTTCTGGTCAAACATGCCTGGGAATGGGAGGGTTCCAGCTGCTACGAACCCGTGTATGCGGTCATGGGAGAGGAAGAACCCGTTTGTTTGTTGACCCCAGAGTTGAATCCAATGGTAAGCCGATTTTTGAACCAAGTGGCCAAACCCGCCTTTAAGCAATGTGCCCCCCATCACGACATGGTGTTTCAAGCACCTCCCTTGTTGTCCGATTTGTGGAAACAACTAAAACAAACATATGGAGAAACCGCGTTGACGCAAGTGATGGGCGAACAGGGCAAAGTGGTGGGGGTGTTTGTTGAGAATCACGGTTTTGTTCCTTGTCATCCTTCGGCTGTCCATACTCCCTTTCCGTTCCAATCTTTTGCCTCGGTGCCATGGCTTCCCTTTGAACCAACCTTGAATTTTTTGCAGACCCAATACGGACCGGAACAAAAGCTGTTTATGGTGGCCAGTCCGTTGACAGAATCAAACCCAACAGAGTTTCTCACCAAGGGTTCAAATATGCCCAGCATATTTTTAATTACCGGATTTTACACTCCCACCCATCAATTTGTTCCCATTCGTCCTCCGGCGCTTTCCACAGACGTCAATGTGCGAAATGGAACCGACATTCTTTGGGAAGATTCCCCCATGGAAGTAAATCAACAAACCGTGGGCACCTTTTCCCAGGATGAGGAACGCGCCGACTTTATGGCACGAATTCAAACGGAAACGCGCATGTATAATTCCTTTCGCAGTACGGTGCGCATGCAAATCAATCGCATTGAAAACGGGGACCGGAAAGAGCGGTTGGAAGCTCTGTGTGGCGAGCATGGCAAGCATGGGATATATCGGGAACAGTTGCAACAAGTGGTTCAATTGTTGCAAGAAATAGTGGGTCCAGAAGCAGTGGTGTTTGCGCAAGTGGAAAATTTTCGTTTGTTAGGCATTGTAAATGAAAGTGGTCATGTGATTGTTTCGGAGCAAAACTTGATGAATCCCCAAAGGTCCAACAAAGAACTGTATTTCACCAAAATGGCCGATGAATTGATGCGATTCAATCGAATCAGTCCCTTTGTATTCAAACCTCGCCAATATTTGGCGTATTCCGAAACACCTTTGCAACTGAATTCCGATGAGATTGTGGTGTTTCAAAATATGATTAACTTTTTGTACGAATCTCTGCACAAAAAAACCACCGCCAAAGACCCTCAGTACAATGTGTTTGTGAAAACACGGGATTACACAAATCCCAACCCAGCGGAAAAAGAAACAGTTATGATGGAACCTGAGGCGCAAGAAACCAGAACGGACTTTTTTCAAGTACAAGAAGCCGCCGAAGAGGCAGAAGATGAAGATTTGTTGTTGGAAGAACCCGAAGAAGCCAATATCGGCGCAGAGGAGGGCGAAGTGGAGCCGGACAAAGAGGAAGAGGTAAATGAAATTCCAAGTGAACACTTGTTTGACCAAGCACCCTCGATTCCCGTACCTCTGACAGAACCCTCGATTCCTTTGGCAGAACCCTCTGTTCCTGTGCCTCTGGCAGAACCCTCGATGCCTTTGGTGGAACCCTCGGTACCTGTGCCTTTGGCAGAACCCTCGGTTCCTTTGGCAGAACCCTCTGTTCCCGCCATGTCAAACAAACCGGCTTCCGAAGACGACGGTATAATTGAAATTATTGAAAACCCGAAAAAACGCAAAACAAATGTGCCCTCCAATATTCGTCCAGCCAAGAGGCCAAAACACGGAAACGTATTGCAAACACAACCGGTGAATCCCAGCGACATTATGGTGATTGACTTGACGGAGGGCAGTTCTTGAGTTGGTGTATGACACAAGACATGAAAACCTTTTCGTTTCGCATGATTTTTGCCTGTTCCACCAGTTGCACTAACAAATCAAAGGGAGGCTGTGGCCAGGTTTTGACCCATTCAAGAATATCCACTCCTCCAATTCCCATTTCATACCACTGTTCTGCCAAGGCAGAAGCGGATTGGGGGGTCCAAATGGCTGAAAATAATGTGTTTGTGTTTGTGTTTGCATTCCCATTGCTGAACTCTAATTCGGAATCAATAAAGCGCTCGCAGAACCGAGACAAAATGGGGCGCATAATGGTGAACTTGTCTCGTGCAGTGATAAAAAAACGGGTTGTCTTGCAATACAGTTCAATGCATCGGCGTAGGGCAGATTGAGCATCGACGGACAATTGGTCTCCATTGAGCAAGACCACACTTTTGAAAGGCGTGAGGTCGTTGGTTTTGTTGGATTTGGCAAAGAACTTGAGATCTTCTCGAACAAAATCAATACCTCCCTTTCCATGACCGTGGGCACAGTTCACAAACATGACAAATTGTTGAATCGTTTTGGGATTATTCGCATATATGTTGGAAATAAATTGATACACATATGCATTGACGGCGTTGATGTTGTTGCCATAAAAAAACAAATTGGGAACAGTGGTTGGATGGGAAGGAGGTGTATCCATGTGCTAATTCTGTTTGGGATTGTTTAACTGGTTCAAACCAAAGGTGGAAGACACATCTCCGATGTGTTTCAAACCGTGGGGATATATTCCCAATTGAGTTCAATGCAAATTAGTTTCCAGGTTTCATCTTGTTCGATGAGTTTTTCGCGGTCTTTCAAGAGGGGAATTTCGGCCAAATATTGAGTTTCCCCCAACAACTCACAGAACTTGAACAAGACGTAATAATAGTTCAAGAAATTAATGCGATAATCGGGACGAAACTTGGCGTAGGGCACTTGAATGTCAATAAACAAATTGTGCAAGGTTTCTTCCAGTTCGGAACTGAAGACGGGGGTTTGGATGCCCAATTTGCGCTGAATAAAGGCAATGTGTTCGTAGTACTTGTTCAGTCGCAGCTTCTTCAGAATTTCTTTGGTCTTTTTCCGAGTTAAATCTTCCAACACAAGCCATTCTTTGCGAATTTGTTCCCGTATTCGCTGAATGACGGCATCGGAGATTTGGGTGGTTTCTTTGCCTTGAAATTGAGACAATATTTCCTTGAAGTGATTGATTTTTTTGTACGCATAAAAACACACCTCTTTGGGTGGTTCTTTGTAACTGGGTTTTTCATTTTCAATCAGATAGGGCACATTGGCGGCACATATATTGCAAATGAGCACTCCTTCGTCGTCCAGTGGAATTAATTCGCCATTGAAGCACACTTGACAAACATCGGTGGGTTTGATGTAATCACTCATGTCCAAAAAATGTCCATTGATGTTGCTCATGTAACGTTGGACCAATAGTTTATTGGACAGCGGAGGAGGGGGAGCGTCGGGTGCAGGACTGCTCGCAGAGGCTGGTGCTGGTGCTGGTACCGGAACCTCTTCTGGCAGTTTAAAAAAAGACCGAACTAATTTGTTTTTGTGGCTGTGGCTGTTGTCTTCGGATAATGCGGAAGAAGTGGCCGACGAAGCGGTACCAGAACCAGGACCCGTGGTGGTTTGGTTGTGAATGTTTTTTTTGTTTTCAAAGTAAAGAAACACAAACTTGGAGTTGTCCAAGAAATACTGCCGCTTTCGGGCCTTGAGAGAGCGAATGGTGGCATTGATTTCCCGAATGCGGTCTTTGATTTCCATAATTTGTTCAATGGTTCCATCCACATTGGAACGCAGCACATCCAGTTGTTCTTTGAGGCCTTCTCTTTCGGCTTTCAGAGATGGAATGACATGGTTTTCGGCATTGTGAAACTCATTCATGAACTCGTGATGTTTCATGTCTAATGTGGTGGACGTGGTTGCCCCGGCAATAACTGCCTTTGCATAAGTTCCATCCAGGTTCATTATTGATACCATATAAAATCAGGGTTATTTATATTGAAAAAAGTCGAGTTTTGTTTTTCGACAAAACAAAACAAAACAAAACCCATGACCTCTTTGGCGATTCCATACATTATTGTGGAAATATATACGTCAACCGACAAACGAGTCCATATTCATCACAATTATGGGGTGATTGAAGAAGAAATTCGAGAAAGTTATTTTGTAAAAAAATGTGCTGAATTTGTCCAGGAAAAATCATCCGCAAAGGCAGGCACGCAGTGGCCTGGCGAGCCTTGTGTGATGGAATGGGAGATTTCGGTTTCAGATATCGAGGCTTTTTGGCAAAAGGGACACAGTTGGAAATCCTTGTCTTTTGTCGAGGGAGAATGGATGCCATATGTCCCTTCCACCCTTTATTTGTTTCGCTATTTGCGTGAATTGAATTTGTTTGTTTCTTCCCCCTCCTCGGGATCCCTGTGTTCTTCCATTTCTTTTTCTTCCGTATCGTCGGTGGTGTCAGACAAAGACAATGGTGGATGGTCCACTTCGGATGAAGTGGAAAGTGTGGAAGACGAGGAAACCAAATGAACGGCTTGTTTGTTTGTTCAAGGAATTTGTTTGGTTTGGGTTGGGTTTGTTTGGGACAAAAAAGAATGCAAAGATAAAAAAATGGACAGTGTAACCGATATTTGTGTTGATTGGTCTTCATCGGACTTGCAAATAGAACAGACCCAGTTTCAGAAAATGGTATTTGTGTTTAATGCTGTTCAAAAAGGTTGGACGGTGAAAAAACGAGGAGATTCGTATATTTTTGTGAAAAAGCATGAAGGCAAAAAGGAAGTTATGGATGATTCGTACTTGACCGAATTCATCCGATCCAACTGTCGTTTGTCTTTTGGGTAATACTTTGTAAACCCTATTACGAGGTAGGTTTATCGGTCATTGTGGTTCAAGCACAGCAAACAAACATGCCCAGCGGCATGTTTCAACAATAAGGAAAAGAATGGGTTTAATTTTCCAAATTTTTTTTCTTGGGACAGTATATTATATCAAAATGGGCGGAGGCTTGATGCAACTAGTGGCTTACGGAGCTCAGGACGTTTACCTGACTGGAAATCCTCAGATCACTTTCTGGAAAGTGACTTACAGACGATACACCAACTTTGCCATTGAATCCATTGAGCAGACTTTCAATGGACAGGCCGATTTTGGACGTCGTGTGCAGTGTGTAATCAGCCGAAACGGTGACTTGGCATACCGAACTTACCTTCAAGTGACTCTTCCCGAAATCAACCAGCTCATGGGAATTGCTTCCTTTGCCGCGGGAGTGGGTTCGGGGGTGTATGCAAGGTGGCTGGATTTCCCAGGGGAGCAGCTGATTGCCCAGGTCGAGGTCGAAATTGGAGGTCAACGAATTGATAGACAGTATGGTGACTGGATGCACATCTGGAACCAGCTGACCATGACGGCAGAGCAACAGCGTGCTTATTTCAAGATGATTGGAAACACCACTCAGCTGACGTTTATTACGGATCCTTCTTTCTCGGAGGTCGATGGTCCATGCGACTCTTTGGCTCCCCGACAGGTTTGTGCTCCCCGTAATGCCCTGCCCGAAACCACTCTGTATGTCCCCCTTCAGTTTTGGTTTTGCACCAACCCAGGTTTGGCTCTTCCTCTGATTGCTCTGCAATACCACGAGGTCAAGATTAACTTGGATATTCGCCCTATTGACGAGTGCTTGTGGGCCGTGACGACTTTGTCTTGCAACAGTGGTGCGGCTTCGGCTCAGCCCTTGTCGGGAGTGAATGCTTCAGCGGCATACCAGGCCAACCAGTATGCTCCAGGCAGACCAGTTCCTGCGGCCATTGCCTACAACCAGTCTCTGGTGGCGGCCTCTCTGTATGTGGACTATGTGTTCTTGGACACGGATGAGCGCAGACGATTTGCTCAGAACCCCCATGAGTATTTGATTGCTCAGCTTCAGTTCACGGGAGACGAGTCGGTCGGTTCTTCGAGCAACAAAATCAAGCTGAACTTCAATCACCCCGTGAAGGAGCTCATCTGGGTGGTGCAGCCCGACCAGAACGTGGACTATTGTTCGTCCCTGGTGTGCGATGCGCTTCTGTTCAAGGTGCTGGGTGCTCAGCCCTTCAATTACACAGATGCCATCGACGCCCTTCCAAACGCCATCCATGCCTTTGGAGGTCCTCAGTCGGTCGCGGCCGATTCCAGAGCGTACATTGATGCTCGTGGCCTGTTCCAGGACGCGGGTGCCATGGACTACGACATTCCTCCAGGGTTCACGGGATACTGGCACGGACCCCAGAATCCATACAATGAGTCCAACTTTGGTGGCCCGGCAGTTCCTCTCCCAACGGACACTTCTGGCATTTCTCAGTCCGTGCTGGACCAGCTGCGTGAACTCGCGGCCTCCAGCCACGACCAGAACTCCTCGGTCTCCGATGCAGGAACCTTTGTGCTCACCGAAGGTTCTTTGGACATGCATTGTTGGGGACAGAACCCAGTGGTCACGGCCAAGCTGCAGCTGAATGGACAGGACCGATTCTCGGAGCGAGAAGGGTCCTATTTCAGTTGGGTTCAGCCATATCAGGCCCACACTCGATGCCCAGACGAGGGAATCAACGTGTATGCCTTTGCGCTGAGGCCGGAAGAACATCAGCCCTCGGGCACATGTAACTTCTCTCGAATTGACAACGCCACACTGCAATTGGTGCTCAGTAACGCGACGGTGGAAGGCACCAAGACTGCCAAGGTCCGTGTATACGCGACCAACTACAACGTGTTGAGAATCATGTCCGGCATACAAAACACCTGTGCCGAACAGTTGGCTGCCATATTAGCTATTTGCTGTCTAATGTGGGTAAACAGTGTAAAGCAGATATACATTTGTGCACTATCGAATGTATTATGTAACCAGCTAGTCTGCGTTTGACTGCAAACGAAGGCAACATTTCTAAATTGCGGGAACATCCTTAGAGCTTTTTCTACTCCTTCTGCGTGTGAAAACACACAGAACACCCAGGGTAACGACCTCGGGCATAGTAATAACGAAAAAGATTGGATAATCTGCAGCCAAGCCCCTACATGCGCCATGCAAGCATATGGGGAAGGTTCAGAGACTATAATGGAATGGGTTTGAGAAAGTTGGCAACTTTCGGTGATAACTTAAGGGATAGTCCAGACCTCAGAAGAAATTCTGGGGTGGGTGAGCGTATACCAGGGGTGGATTAGCTTACAGTAATTGATCGGGAACTCAGAAATCTGGTTTCCGGTATTATTTTTTATTTCAAAACAAATAAACAAACAAAAATACAACACAATGTTTTATTTTTGTGATGAATTCAGTGACAAATCTTGCTTTGCTGAACGGCAAAGCAAGATAAATGCAAAAGCAACTTGCTTTCAACTTTTGAAACCAACTTCAAACCAAAGGTGGAAGGCACACTCAGACATCCTTGACCAAATAAAATAAATTTTTTGCTTTTATTCAATGATTCAAAACAATTCAGAGTACAAAATTTTGACTGGGTTTCCCAGCTCATCTGTTTGTGAAAATTCTACATTTTGCTTGGAATATTCTGCTCGTCGAAACATTGACTTCAACTCACCTGGGGGAATGTTTGTCAACTTTGACATTTCTTCAAAGGTTGACGTAAACACAACGTTTCCAGACGCAATGTCTTTCACACACAGTTGGGGCTTGACGCATTGTCTGACGCGCTTGTTATGTTGTTCCAAATCCTGTTGAAAGAGTTCTGCTGCAGTGACTTCGTCCGAGATAGTTGCAAGCCGCGCCTTCCAAACATTGTTCACCCAAAGGATATCCGGATTCTTCAGTTTGTTGATTGGAGTTTTGATGTGAATCAAATTACCCGCCTCCACCTTGCTGCCCACTCGGCATCCAATTTCCAAAGTGTCTTTGTGATAAAACACGACAGCCTTGCCTGTGTCAATGTACTGGTGCCTTTTACGGGCTTTGTTGACTTTGTCAGGTTGCGAAATGGCCAAGTTGCGATGGGCTGTTTTGTTGGTGAACACAACTTCTTCATTTTCAGCCAATGGTGTCAGCAATGCATCTAACTCGGAAGCTTCAATGCCAACTTCGTCATTGAAACGAATTAAATGCTGAGTCACGCGGACACACATTGACTGAAACATGGCAGCCGACATGGTCCCCTTTGCAAAGTTGCAGGTGCTGCATGCGGGTACTGTGTTTTCATCTGTGTAGCCGCCAGTGTTGTCAACACGGTCGAGACCATTCAACTCACCGTTTTTCTCACTTGGTTCAATTCCACAATAGCAACAGGCTTGAGTCAGCTTTTCAGCCAGTTGTTCAGCATCTGCCTCTTCGAAGTGAATGTTTTTGGCTTTGGCGCCTCTGCGACAAGAAGACATTTTAACCTCAACTTGTTTGGCGCGTTCACGGCGATAGTTGGCTACATGTTCACTGTTTTTTTGCCTCCATTCAATCATGGTGGATGCATTGTGCCTCAGAAACTCTTCTTCGTTTTCTGCCCGTTGCTTTTCACGCCATGTTTTCCAGTGGCCTTTGTTACTTTCACAACTTTTGCACATGGTTGCAAACTTGCGATATTGTTGCCTGTAGCGAAACTCATCCAAGTTGTTGGTCCCATCTGCATTTTCCCAATACGTTTTTCCACAGACCGTGCAAGGTTTTGTTGGAATTACCTCTCCTTCAGCAGATTCCTTTGCACGATTTTTGCGTTCAACATCCCTGCACGAGTAGCATTTTTTGCGATGGGGTTCAAACTCTGATGCCAGTTTAGTCAACCCACAAACACCTACACATGTCTTTGTGCTTGTGGGGTCCTCTGCCATCCTTTCGACAGCATGTCTTTCACGAACCAGTGCATTGGAACAACGGTGACAAACCGTGTTGGAGTGTCTGAACGCACTTTCTTCTTCGGATTTGGCGCACACGGTGCACACTCTCGCAATTGCTTCTTCCACACTTTCCATTCTCTTTTGCAATTGTTATGTATGTAACCAAGTGTGTTGTCTTTAAATCATTTTTTTTTCGAATTCACAAACAATTCTCTCGTATGCCAGTCCTCCCCTCGATACATGTTTCCACACCTTCCTTTTCACAACAATATTGCACTCGCAGAGACTCAAAGTATTTGAATCGTTTGGAGGACACCTCGGACGGGTACAAAATTGTCTGGGCAGTTGCCAAATTGCGTTTGATGTTTTTGACAATATCAATGGTTAGTGTGTTTGGAATTCCACACCGCACACGATTATTCTCCAAGTTGGTCAAAATGGCCGATGGCGGCAAATGGTCCAATAATTGTTCCACAGTGGAGATGATTTCTTCCGCAGTTATTTTTCGTTTGGACAAATTGATTTCGGTTTGAGTCAATGGTTTGCGAGTAGAGGCTGGTTTGGCTTCGTTTCGGCATATGAGACTGCCGTTTTTGATTCGTGTGACCACATGTCGTGGCAAGCTCAGAATGTCTTGAATCTCGCA